AAGTACTACCTTTCATTCAGGAAGATTACTTTTCACAGCAACATGAAAAAATCTTATCTCAAGAAATTTCTAAATATTTCAACAAATACAATAGCGTTCCTACAAAGAATGCTATTGCTATTGAAATAGAATCCCGCAATGATTTGACAGAACCGATTTATAAAGAAATTTCTAACTTCTTAGAAAAGGCAGAAACTGTTTCAGCAATTGATAAACCAGANTGGTTAGTCAATAAAACTGAGCAATGGTGTCAAGAACGTGCAATTGTAAATGCAGTATACAAAGCTGTAGATGTTATTGGCGGTGAAGATAGAAATACTCAAATGTCTGCATTACCAGATCTTCTTCATAAGGCTATTGGTACATCATTTGATAAATCTATTGGTCATGATTATGTTGATGATGCCGAAGATCGTTGGGAATTCTACAATCGTAAAGAAGAAAAGCTTGAAACAAACCTTGAGCATTTCAATTATATCTTACGCGGCGGTATACCACAGAAAACTCTTGGTGTTCTTATGGCCGGCACTGGTGTAGGTAAATCATTAATGATGTGTTCTATATCCGCTGGTTTACTTGAACGTGGTCATAATGTATTGTATATCACATTGGAAATGGCTGAAGAAAAGATTGCCGGTCGTATTGACCAAAATGTTCTTAACCTTACTAATGAAGAACTTGAGCAAATTGGTAGAGATTCGTTTATGAAAAGGTTTAACACCCTTCAATCTAAAACTAAAGGTAATCTTGTAGTTAAAGAATATCCAACTGGTACTGCTGGTGCAGCTCACTTCAGAGCATTGTTAAAAGAACTTGAAATGAAGAAAAATTTCAAGCCAGATCTGATTTGTATTGATTACCTTAATATCTGTAAATCTATGACTGCATCTAAAAATGCAAATTCATATGAAAAGATTAAGTGTATTGCTGAAGAATTACGTGCTCTTGCTATGGAGTTTGGTTCTCCAGTATTGACTGCTACACAAACAAATCGTAGTGGTATGGAAGATGCTGATGTTGGTATGACAAGCGTGTCAGAATCATTTGGCCTTCCAATGACAGCTGATTACTTCTTTGCCATGACAACAAATGATCGTTTACGTGATGAAGGTGTAATCAGATTTAGCCAGCTTAAAAATCGTTATGGCGATCCAGCTGACCGTAGAAATTGGTTACTTAAAGTTGATTACTCTAAGATGAGAGTAAGTGACCTTGAAGATCAGCCAGCTCATATTGATGCGCTTAACAATGCAGGTATGAGTCAAGAAACAGAAACAAAATCTATTATGGATGTAAATTGGAGTTAATATGAAACACGACGAACTATTTGGAACTTTTGATAAAGACCTACATAAAGTATATTGTCGACAAGAACACCACGAATATGTATGGGATGGTGAACTTTTATTTAAAAAAACTTATGTCCGCAAGTATATACCTAATAGTAAACACGGTTACTCAGATTCATATACAAGGGAATTAGTTTAGTGATATTAGTCGACTTTAGTTCAATCGCCATGTCATCCATCATGCCTCAAATTGATAAGTTTGAGGAAAACACTGACATGATCCGTCATATTATGATTAACATTATTAGACGTTATAATGTTGAACATAGAGATGAATATGGTGAAATGGTAGTTTGTATGGATGCTGGTAATACATGGCGTAGACAGTATTTCCCTAATTATAAAGCTAATCGACGAAAAAATCGTGATAATAGCATTCATGATTGGAATGCTATCTTTACAATGATGAATCAGGTTCGTGATGATATTCGTGAACTATCACCATTTCGTTGTATTTGGGTTGATGAATGTGAAGCTGATGATGCTATTGGCACCATTGTAGAAAAGCAGATGAACCCAGAACCTATTCTTATTGTGTCACCAGATGGTGACTTTAAGCAGCTACAGCGCTATCCTAATGTAAAGCAATATAGTAACTTACAAAAGAAATACATTGTATCACCAAATCCATTAGATGAACTACATGAAAAAATCTGTAAAGGTGATACAGGTGATGGTGTACCAAATGTACTATCAGATGATGATGTTCTGATTACTGAAGGCAAACGCCAAACACCTTGTAGTAAGAAAAAGATCGTTTCATTGAAAGAAGATCCGGAATCGCTAGGTATTTCNACAGCAAAAAGATTTGCTCGAAACACNACATTGATTGACCTTACACGTACACCAGACAGATTAAAAGACTCTATTATGGATGAATATAATAAAGGTCCTAAAGGTACAATGATGTCTTGGATGAATTATTTAATGAAAAATGACCTTAAATTACTATTAGAGAGTGCCTCCGACTTTGAAGTCAAAACACTATAGATATAAATACTTTGTCGACAATAAGAAAGAAGGAGACTCCTAATGCCCTACGTAAAACCACGTGTTACACAAACAGGTGTTGGCGGTACATTTTCAGATAGTGATTACTTGGCCAGTGATCTGAAAAATCTGGATAGTGATAACGCTCAAGTATATGCTTCTAAAGGCGGTTATGGTTATAAAAACATTGACGGTACTTTTGAAGTTTTAGATGCTTTGCCACTTGGTAAACTTGCCACTGACTCAGATCTTCGCGTAATTTTAAGATATGACTCAGATAAAGAAAACTTTACAAATAACTTTGATTCAGACCTGAAAGATACAGCATATGTATCAACAGCNGTTGCTAACAAAGGCTAATTAAATGTTAGCTGTCTTTACTTTCGGTAGAATGAATCCGCCGACGGTTGGACATGAAAAACTAGTCAATAAACTAAGAACGGTTGCTCGCCAACAAGGTGGGCAACCGTTTATCTATTTGAGTCAATCTCAAGATAAAAAGAAAAATCCCTTAGATTATCTTACTAAGATTAAATTTGTACAAAAAGCATTTGGTAAAAAGCTTGCACCAAGATCGAAAGCAAAGACTATTATCCAAGTCATGCAAGAACTAGAGAAAAAGTACAGTGATGTAACTTTGGTTGTTGGTTCGGACCGTGTACAAAGCTTCACCGATCTACTAAATAAATATAATGGAAAAGATTATACATTTGACAGTATAAATGTTACTAGTGCTGGTGAAAGAGATCCGGATGCAGATGATGTATCTGGTATGTCAGCATCAAAAATGAGAGAGCTGGCGAAAGATGGAGATGAAGCCGAATTTGCGAAAGGTGTCCCGAGTCTCCTATCAAAGCAATCAAAAAGCCTGTACGATGCCGTTCGTAAAGGTATGGGACTATAATATGAAAGAAAAGAAATGGTTAAAATTAGAGACTATCAAGTTTATGAAATCCTAGAGGAAGTTGAAGCTCTAGGCACGGATATTGCAAGAATTGCACGTCTAAAAGAATTCCAAGAACACACTCCACTACAATACGTACTTAAATGGAATTTTTGTGATACATTAAAATCACTTATTCCTGAAGGTTCACCACCATATGAAAGTGCTGAAGATGGTCCATCACCAGCAAGTCTATGGGGTTATCTTAAAGTATTTCCAAAATTTGTAGATTGCCCACAAGGTAGAGCATTACCTGGTCTAAAAAGAGAAGCACTCTTTATTGAAATGCTACAATCAGTAGATAAAGATGAAGCAGAGCTTCTTATTTTGGTGAAAGATAAAAAATATGATGGTCTGAATGTTTCTGTAGTTATGGAAGCATTTCCTGATCTCATCGCAGAGACTTCAGAACCTATTCCAGAAAAGACTGATACTGAAAAAGCTGAAGAATTGAAATTGTATGCAGAACAGCTTCAGACACAGGCAAAAGAATTAAATAATCAAGCTAAAGAACTTAAAAAAGAAGCAACACAACTTTTAAAATCGGAGGCCTAAATAATGAAGCCTTTGGAATCTATTAAGTTCTTGCACGATGTCGGGCAGTTAAAACCTGCTATTAGTGAAATCGGGTTTGATATTCACTATAATAAGATTTACCGACAACATATTGATGACTTCAACCAAGGTGTTGGAGATTTCGCGTTTAATAAAGCAGGTGCACACCTACACGGTTTGTACTTTGAAAACATAAGGGAACGTAGAGAAAACAATCTACCAATTGGAAAAGCCGAACAAGTATTATTGAATCGGTATGGTTCATTTGAAAATTTTAAAAAGACCGTACACGAAACATCAGAAAGATTACAAGGTTCGGGTTGGATTTTTATGAATGCGGCTGGGTATGTTAACATCATACCAAACCATAGAATTGTGGATAAAGCAGCACTCGTAATTGACTTATGGGAACATGCTTATGCGTACACTTTTGGAAATGATCGAGCAAGTTACATAGAAAACTTTTTTGATATTATTGATTGGGATATTGTAAACTCACGATTAGTAGGAAACTAAATGTGTGTAATCGCAGCAAAATACTTTAAAGATTATGGTTGGATTCTAGCCAAAAACCGCGATAGAAATTACAATACAGAAATTAAAATGGTTCAGTCTCAACGTGGTAATGTTGAGAGATTGTTCTTGCGAGATCTTAAAA